TCTCTCATGATCACGGATATAATCAATCGTCAAAGGATGTTTATTTTTGTATTTATCAATATAAATAGCCTGTTTATTTTTAAAGTCAAATCGCAAAATTTCTTTGTAAGAGCCGTCCTTTGATGTGCCATCCCAATATAACTGGATGCCTTTATATCGTATTCGTAAATCGATGAAGTTTTTATAACTTAGAACGTCAATCCGCATCTCTTCAGGAACCACTTCATGTTCACTATTGACCGATAAAACTTTGTGCGTAAATGGGTTAGAATGAATGCCACAATTTGGACAAGTATAGTACTTAGCTGCAGTATAATATCCTCTTCCCATATTGTATTTTCTATTCCAACTACCACCGAACGTATGTCCACAATCGCAGTGATGGATTGTGGTATACGAAGCATCATAACCCTTTTCAATTATGATGCTATCGAACATTTTACGGATGTATAAACTTGACACAGTTTCCACAGAACACCACCGCCTTAATCTCCAAACATAGCAAAGAGGTCAGCGTTTTCTTCTACACTAGGCTCAATCATTTGCGGTGTTTCATCTGTAGCTGGCTCATTATCAACTGGCCCAGATTCTTTATTTGTTTTGGTTTTACGAGTGCGTTTTGGCTTTTCTTCCTTTGTAGCATCTTCCGTTTTATCCTTAGGAGCAGCTGACTTAGGAGGCTCGACCACATCAAATGCTTTTACAATCGCATTAGATGCTTTCATAACTCCTTCTGTGTAAGCAATACCGGCTTGGTATTCTTCAACGTTACCAGGGTCCATTTCAATTGCTTTATGTAATATATCTAACGACTTCTTACATATATCTGCTTGGCTTTTAAATTGTTGCTTAGCCATATTTAAGCCTCCTTCTCTGCCATGATAGATTTCAAATCAGTGATAAGATCATCTGTCAAAGAGTCACTAGATGGACGAGTAACACCATGTTTGCTAAAAATTGCAAGTGCTTTTTTTGCTTTCACCCCATCTTCGCCCATCCATTCACGGAATTCCTTATAAAAGGCTTTTTTATCTACAGGTTCCGGTGTTACATCTAACGTGTTTTCAACTTCCTGCGCAGGCGCATCTTTAGGCTCAATTTTTTCCTGTTGTGGCGTATGCTCTTCTTTTGGTTCAACAGGTTCTGCGTCTAATGGCTGCACTGGAATGTTATCAGACGTTTGTTCTTTAGCAACCTTTTTGACATTTTTCTTATCAGACGACTCACGTTCAACACACTTCTTGAATTCTGCATTAAGAGCCTCTTCAGCAAGCTCAAGGCTCTTACCGTTGGCAGGTTGCACTTCGGCAATAGGCATATCGGAAGTCGCTGAGCAACTACCGCAGCATTGATGATTTAGACGTTCATGCCAATCTGCTACTTGCACTGCTAGATCGTCCAATGTATTGAATTTAATAGTTAAGATATTTTGATTTTCCATGACAGTTTCTCCTTTAGAATTTAAACAGTAATTCATCATCAACTAATTTCCCTTCAACAATTTTGGGAATTCCAATTTCTTTGAGTTTTTGAATTACGCTACTACTTTTAGATATAAAAATAGTATTTCTTTCAATTTGTATCGCTGTTGGTTTAAATACATATGGCTCTGTCTTGATTGCAGGAGCGACACAAATAACTCTGTTATTAATGTCTATGCCGACTTTGAAATACTCAGGCCCTTTCAATTTCCTATAAGCAGACATTGACAATTTGATATAGCTGTTTGTAGTTATTATCGATACTGTTTGAGCTGCGCTTCTCTTACCTTTGTTATTAGTAAAAAAATCAAAGTCAAATGTATTAATGGTAGGTTTTATTTTTTTTGATTGTAATTCAGGCATATTGCCTCCTTATGTGTTACAATTAAGTTGGTTGTTTAACTAGAGCTCGTATCTCATTGCCGTGAGTACGGGCTTTTTTACATTTACTTTTGATATGTTCGTCGTGGCAATGCTTACATACTCTAATTGCCTTGCGATTTATCTCGTCATAAACGTAACTGTAAGTATATGGAATTAATCTAACTCCACATTTAGTACATGTTCGAACCGGACGTCTCATCGTATTAGTACCCAAACCAGACCTCCGAAAAACATAATGCAAGCGGCCATCACAAAGAGAATAAATAACACGCAAATCACATCAATATAATTCATATTCCCCCTCCTATTTGTAATATGGATTCTGGCAGTATTCGCCGTATTTTCTTATTTTAGGAATATAATTGACTTCACGTTCCTCGGCTTCTACTTCTGCCATATCCTTTTTATAACCATATATTGATAACGCTAAACCTATGATCGATTGAATAAGGAATTGCATATATCCAATTTGGTCAACTTCTAAGGCTCCCATAGAACCTGCGACCCAAAACGTGCCAATTAACATATAACCCATTATTCATCGTCCTCCTCAATCCATTCAGCCGTAATGCCGTCTGTAGTCCCGATAATACGGATTTCCGATTCGTCGTAATCACACATAAAATTTTGCAACACATACGCAGCATCCATAATATCGCTATCGATATTATTTAGAATGCGATCGGATTCGATTGCTTTTAAATGTGCAGCCATTGCTGTTTCGTTTACCGGAATAGCTTTCATAATTATGGTTCTCCTATAACATCATCATTGATAAAATAGATGCTACTTCTGCAGCTAAGCTCAAATGCATTCCTACATCAATCCATGTCATAATTTACATCTCCTTTAAACCTTTAAAATAACCAGGACAGTGCCTAAATCCAGAATGATATAGCGTCGATACCTGACATTTTGATATGTCGGCACTTTTAACATACTTGATAGCCTTCCGGATGGCGTTGTCAATTAATCGCGTTTTTAAGTTAGAAAATCCCCAATTCGAGATACCCAACTCTTCAAGCTCCATCAGCGCCCATCGTTTTGTATTACATTTTCTGTCGAGGCTATATTGAAATCCACCTACGATTCCTTTAATTACGGATATTGTGTAATGATAGGATGTGTTACTCCAGTTCATGATTTATCCTCCTATTGAATACGTGCAGCTTTAAATTCTGTATCGATAATTTTTAAATCCCAACCTAATGCGTGCATCAGATAGGTCTTAAAACCTTCCTTGTCTATCACAAAGGCTCTTGACCTCTTTCCTGGTGACTGCCAAGCGTAGGCAAACGGAAATTTACCTATCGCAATTCCTTCGCGGACTGCGGTCAGGCTAATTCCGAGTACAGAAGCCATCTGAGAAACGGAAATTGTTTTAGTGATCATTTTTACCTCCTTTACTACTTTTCCTATATTTTCATCTGTAAATGTTAAATACACGAAATATCGTGCTATTTTTTAAAAAAAAGATAATCTAAAGACTCACTCACGCCAAGTGCAGATTTAATTTTAATAGCCTCGCCAAGCAGCAAAGGGTACTTTCCATTTAATTTATCTATCAAGGTCATATATCTTATCCCTGTTTTAGTAGATAAATCCTTTCTGCTCCAACCTAAACGTCCAAGCTCTGCATTTACATTTGGGTACATATATAGGCTCACCCCTTTCTCTATATTTAAAAATTAGTACCAACACACGAAATATCGTGTGTTTCTATGGCTTAATTGTAGTACGAAATATCGTGTATGTCAAATTTAAGGTTGTTTAATCTTCTTTGTAAACTAATTTATATATGAAATATCGTGTTTAGATATTGAAATATCGTGTTTACGATGCTATAATTGGGTGTAGATAGCTAGTTAGTTAGGAGTAGACAACAATGACCAGAGAAGAATTTTTAAAAGAACGAATACTACAAGTAGATAGTATTAGAGGATTTGCGGCATCAATAGATATGCCTTATACAACACTTTTATCTATTCTTAAAAATGTAGGCGGAGCATCTATAGATAATATCCTCAAAATTTGTAGCGGACTAGGGATTTCTGCGGATTACTTGGCCACTTTGGAAGACGGCTCTCGTTTAGATGATTCGTTTGATCCCGATTTAATTGCATTACAACGAAACTATAAATCATTAGACAATGCGTCAAAAAAGGAGCTAAGTTCTTATGCCCAATATCTTTATACTAAGCAAGGAGGTAAAATGCCCGAGGATGATGATATCGACTAGTAAAGAAAATGTAGTACAAACAGCCAATAAAATAAGGCCTAAACTAACCACCAATTTAAAACTAACAGCCAGACCCATATTAAGATATTT